TCACTCGGCAGCTTGAGCCCGAGCTTTGTGGCAGGTCTCAGCGTACCGCTGAAGGTAGTCGAGCTTTTCGGCGTCGAGCTGGACGGACTCTCGGAGATCGAGAACACGGCTTGCAGCTTCGCGGTCGAGTTCGACGGCTGCATCACCCAAGCTGCTGGCGCTTGAATCTGCGGCCCCACCACCGGTGGACTCACGCACGACACGGGTGACGATGCGCACCCCGCAAGTGCCAGCAGCGACACAAGCGCGCAGGCTACGGTTTTCTTGATCATTTTTGGCGATCCTCTCTGTTGCTGATTTGTCGGCTGTGCTGATTGCGGTGTTCGCGGCTTGTTCGAGCTTGCGAACTGCGGTCACAGCGTCGGTCGTCTTCCGCGCTATCCCGGCAAGCACTTCGGCGTGCTGCCGCTTCACGTCGGCCAGATCGGCACCGGTGCGCCAGCCGTTGACGGCCCAGCCGGTGGCAAGGCCGAGCGCGAACAGAACGGCGGCGATGAGGGCTTTGGCGTAGGCGGTCATAGATCCCTCTCGCACATAGCCCGCTCAGCGGCTCGACGTTTGACGAGTCCGGGCAACTGCTTGCCGCCTGCATAGACCCACTTGGATAGTTCTGCGCAAGCACCTGGCATGTCCCCAGTGTTGGCCTTCCGTACCAGCGTGGAACCACAGAACGCGCCGGTGCCCACGTTGAAGGCGAAGCTCAGGAATGCGGCCTTCTGCCCGTCCGTCACCGGCACGCGCACACAGTCCAGCGCAATCGAGTGCTTCGTCAGATCGGCTTCAAGCTGGGCGAGGCATTGCTCATCCGTGAACGTCTGCCCCGGCTTGAGTTCCGGCCCGGTGTGCCCGGAGCACGATGTCAGCACGCCGACAGGATCAACATAGGTGCGGTTGACCTTGCCTTCGTAGTAGGTCACGACAGGAATGACAAGGGCCACCGCAGTGGCCCCGATCTTCGTAATGAGTTTGGCGCGGTCGTTCATGGCTCGCCCCATCCAGTACCGTACTTGTGGTGCATGCGAGCCTCCATTTCGCGTTCTTCGCGGCGGTCGCGTCGCCAGCTCCAGAACTGGCCCAGTAGCAGCCCCAGTACCGCGACGACGATGCCCACCATCACCCCAATCTCGGACAGCGTCAGGCCGCTTACCGCAGCCGTCGCCGCGCCGCCGTATGCGCCTGTTTTGCCCACGGCGATGCCCACACTTTCAGTCGTGTTGCTCATTCGTTTTTCCAAAAAGAAAACCCGCCGAAGCGGGTCTGTTGGTGTTGTCAGGCTCACAGGGCCTTGGCGTATCCGAAGAGCGCTTGCAGATCGCCCTCGGACAAACTGAGCGATGCAGCCAGCATCTGCACGGTCGGGCTGTCGCTCTCAATCGAGGCTGCGCCCTGCCAATCAACTCGCGCCCGGTAGCGCTGTGTCTCGTCCGGGATCTGATCGATTTGTGCGTCGATGTCGCTGTCCTTGATGCCTCGCAGGTCGAACAATGCGAGCAGCGCCTGACGCTTTGTGATCGTGATTCGTGCTGCATCTGCTGAGGCCTTTTCATCGGCCACGCGCTGCGCGTCGATTTGCGCCAGCTCGTCGCCGTTCAGGGCAACGATTTGCCACTTTTGCGTCAGCACGCCGCCCACTTTTTTCGGTGCGATCTGCACGGCCTTATGAGTCGTTGCGTCGTGCTCTGGCTGGACCGTGGCTGAATCGCCCCGGATTTCCTAGACACTGTTGAGCCGTTGGGAATGCCGTCTTTCGAACTCTACCGGAGAGATATCTCCGGCGGTGCCATGACGCCTTTTCGGGTTGTAAAACATCTCGATGTAGTTGAAGACATCAGCCCTGGCCTCATCGCGCGTCGGGTAAATCTGGCGGCGAATACGCTCGCGCTTGAGCAACTGGAAGAAGCTCTCGGCCACGGCGTTGTCGTGACAGTTGCCGCGACGACTCATGCTGGAGACCAGATTGTGATCTCGCAGAAAGCCCTGCCAGTCATGGCCTGTAAACTGACTACCCTGATCCGAATGCACCATGACAGGCAGCTTAGGCCTGCGACGCCACAAGGCCATCAACAGTGCATCGAGCACCAAGCCAGTATCGATGCGGCTGCCCATAGACCAGCCAACAACCTGACGTGAGAACAGGTCAACCACCACCGCCAGATACAGCCAACCTTCATGGGTGCGGATGTATGTGATGTCAGTCACCCAAGCTTGGTTGGGCTCGGCCGCTGCGAAGCGGCGCTGCAAGTGATTGGGCGCGACGATGGCAGGTTTGCCGCCACGCATGCCTGCACGGCGTTTGTAGCCCGTCTCGCCAAGTTCGCAAGCTGTGCGTCACTGGTAATCATCCCGTTCGGCTCCAGAATGCGCCCCGGCAGATCATTCATGCTCACAACCATCGCGTTAGGCTCGACCAGCGCCGCCCAGGGCTCAATCTTGCCGTCTCGGCTACGCGCCATGCTGAACATCCAACGGTCATCCATGATCGCGCCCTTGCCCTCAAGCATCGCTGCGAAGGCTGTTCGCGCCGCTTCGGTTGCAACCTGAGTCGCCAGTGCGAAGGCGCTTTTCAGTAGTTCGGCGTTGGGCAACTCGACTTCGACAATCTCATCGTCAACCACCTCCCACTCCGCAGTGTGGCGGGCGATGATCGACACCGCCTCACTGAACTCATGGCGGGGGATCTCGCGATAGCTCACCTTGAAGTGGGCCTTGAGCTTGCTCCAGCCCTGCATCATCAGTGGGCCCTGTGCTGACTTCGGCACACGATCCGCCGCGGACTTCAACATCAGGCGCAGCGTCTCGGCCTCCTCCTTTGTCAGCACGTCGCCGGGGTTGACCGCGAATGCTTGACGCGGATTGATCGCAATGCCTTCGTTCCAGTATTGCCAGAGAACGTCGTCGCATTCGTTTTGATACTGGATGACTCGGGCGCGGACTTCGGGGTTCTTGATCTTGCCGGGCTCAATTGTTGTGAGCCACGCAGCCACCTTGCGAACAGGGATGCACATCATCCCTCGACTCTTGCCGTCTGCCGACCCAACCGTTGTCGAATCGACAATAGTTGCCGACGCGGGCATTCTCAACTCAAGAACCCCCCACCGTCCATCGTTCCCTGACACCTTGCGAAACTGGCTTGCCCAATCGAGCCCCATCGCCGCGACGATCACTTTCATTGGCGTATATGGCTGGCCGTCGTGCTCCACCACGAACAGCTCCGCACCATGGAAAGAAATAGTGATAATTTTTTGTACTTGTGTAGAATTCGACATGTTGATACCTTGATTGATTCCTTGGTTTTTGACACTCGAAGCCCTGTCGGTTCCAGCCGCCAGGGCTTCACTATTTTTAGGCATGGGCTGCATGCTTGGCCTCTTGCGCCGTGCGGCTCTGCTCTAGCCGCACGATCAACTCAGCGGTCACACTTCTACGAGCTGCTGCCGCTTGCGCTTTCAACCACTCCTTCAGCTCTGCAGGCAAGCGCACATTTGTCTGTTCGTCGATACGTGCCATCTTTTCCTCCTTTGCGTGATAACACGGTGCTAATGCTAGCACGGTATTATCACGACATGCAAGCACTGTGATGTGATAATTCGATTTATGGCCCGCACAGACCCCCAGCTCAACTTCCGCATCCCCTTGGAACTACGTGACAGGCTCTCCGAGGCTGCCAAAGAGAACAACCGTTCACTTACTGGTGAGTTGATCGCCCGACTGGAGCAGTCCTTCGGCGAGGCATCTAGCGGTGACGGTGGCGCGACAGTGGTTGTCCCGTTCGACTCTGCAGCCGCCTTGAAACGTTTCGCCGACCAACTCGACAAGATGATGTTGGATCGACATCAAGCCTACCGGGCAGAAATGATTAAAGAGTTCGGGTACGACCCTGATGCGCCCCAGATCAAGCGCGAGCCCAACAAAGGGCCGGTTCACTCCCCCAACACCAAGCAGCCCAAAAAGTAACCCCACTTCGTGCGCGCCCAAATGACGTCACCTGACGTTGGGTGACGTCCATCGGCAGGACGCCCCGATGACGTCAGGATTCACGACACCATCGATGCCCTCGGCAATCCCGAGCCCATCAACAGCATCAACACACATGAAACTCGGCTACACAATCATCTACGTCCCACAGGTCTCAAAGTCACTGGACTTCTTCGAGAAAGCATTCGGGCTTCGTAGAAAGTTCCTGCACGAATCAGGCGACTATGGCGAACTGGATACAGGTGAAACCACCCTCGCCTTTGCGTCGCACGAGTTGGGCGAGCACAACTTCCCAAAGGGCTATGTTGCCGCCAGCGACTCCCTGCTGCCGCTAGGCGTGGAGATCGCTTTCACAACAGTCGACGTTCGCCTGGCTTTCGAGGCATCCATAGCCGCCGGAGCCAAAGCAATGAAGGAGCCAGAAGTTAAGCCTTGGGGACAAACTGTGGCGTACGTTCGCTGCCCAGATGGCACCCTTGTAGAACTATGCACCCCGATAGGCGGGTGACAGAAACTTTCCGACGCCCCAACAAAAAAGCCCCCTGCCAGGAGGCTTGGTGAATCAGCGCGGCATCAAATCGTCTCGCACAGGGTACGGCTCATCTAAACGCAAAATGCGCCTCGACCCGTCTGGCAATGTCAGTTTGAACAGTGACGCCGAATACTCGACAAATTGAGCAGATGCCTGCTCCGCCTCGGCCTCGGATTCGTAGGGCGTTCTATCGAACATGCGACGGTAGTGTCCACACTCTGAGTGCCCCTCCCGCTCGCACACAAAGCAGATGGGCTTCGTCTCCGGAAAGTCGCTCATCTTGTTGAATGCCTCCGCCTCAGCGGAACGGGCGTCAACGTCACCTATAGCCCCGACCCGCACCCAGCGATACATCCCCTCGTCGCTTGCGAAGCCTACACAAAACCCCAAAAAGTACATGTCACCTCCTGTCTAGAGCGAACATGCTACCAAATGCTTCAACTACCATCCCTTTTTTAACCAAAGGAGGATGTGGATGACAGGCTGGTTCAACATGAGTTCCGTGCCCGACGATGTCTACAAAGTCATCAAGGATGAGCACGAAGAGTTTCAGAGAGCCCTTGGGAAACTTACTCTTGGGTGGGCAGATATGGAAAAAGTGATTCGAATCACGCTTCGCCACTACGCTGGCGTCACACCAGAAGTTGCCAGAGCACTCTTTTCGGGGACCCGCGCAAAAACAGCGATGGATATGATTGAATCCATTGCTCATAACACCGATATGGAAAAGGCTAGGATCGATGATCTGCGAGAAGTATTTCCGGTGATTAGCTCCATCAATACGATGAGGGACTTCCTTGTCCACTATGTAGATGGCTCGTTAATCGAGTCTGACGACAACGACCCTCGTCTTCGCAAGTTATCTAACAGAGGCGCCTCGTCAAGGGTCGGAAAGGGGAAAACCTACTGGATCAGTTCTGCGCTCATCTACGACATGTGCCACGATCTTACAGAGTGCTGCTGGCGTCTACTTGCCCATCGCGAGGCAACGAACAACACGTTTCAGCGTGGGTATGGTGCATCAGGCGCGCCCGCTCCATGGCGGTATAAACATCCGCAGCCAGCGCCTGCCGATAAGTGACACCAGCGACTTCTTCTAGAGCATCAACGCCAGCTTCAAGCATTGCCTCAGTAATCAGTGGATCGTATCGTTCCATATGCATTTCTCTATCCTTTCGCCTTCCGGCGCTCTTCCTCCGCCGATTCGTTGATGACCTCCAGCGCCCCACGCTCGATCAACCCGACCTCGCGCAGAAGCTGGTTCTGCTCGCCGCACGCCCTATGAAACCACTCTTCATCACACTGGCTGGCGCGCTCTGTGTCACCGCCTGTATTGACATCCCATACAAGGCTCAGACGCCCCCACCTACAGGCATTCGCTATGACCCGAACGTGTTCGTTGCTGGTATTGCGACCATGTCGGACACCGAATTGGAGCGTCAAAAGGGCCTGGCACGAAGCGGCGACAAGCGAGCTGCGTTCAATGTCTACTCGCACTACTGGTCGGCAGGCAACGACAAAGTAAAGGCAATGGAATGGCTGAAATACACGGCCGAACTTGGACACGGCTCTGCTCAATACATCCTTGCTCAAAACTACATACACAACCGAGACACTCCGTCAGCCATCTATTGGGCCAAACGATCTCGGGACAGCGGATATCCGAATGGAGCGGCTCTTGTTGAGTCGCTGGAGAACCCTTAGCGCCTATGAAGGACGCCCCCAAGTGATGTCCTCAGATGGGGGGCGGGCCAATTGCCCCAAAGCAGTAAAATGCATTTGTTTAAGCATTGATGATATTTGCCATGCAATGTTCACAAGCAAATCCAATCCAGCAATTTAAAACATTCAAGTCATTTTTAAAAACTTAATGCACATGAGGAGTTTTCCTTCGCGGTTCTTGGATGCCCGTTCAAATGCCGGCATGACTCAGCGCACCTTGTCGGAATTGACATCGATTTCAGTGGTACAGCTATCTCGCTATGAATCAGGCAAAAGCACCCCTCGCCCGCGCGTCCTTAAAAAGCTAGCCTATGTCTTGGGTGTAGACGCTGCTTGGCTAATCGAGGGCGCCGCACTCATATCTCCCAAAAAGTCTGCGCCGAAACCCGGTGAGCTGGCCGTTGTCGCCGAAAGGCAGCCTGATGGCGGGTCCGAAATTGTCATCGAAATGGGCAAAGACATCAGCGAGCTACTCCGCTCTGCAGCCCTTGCTAGCGGGATGTCAATGAACGACTACTTAAAGAACGCCATCCTCACCCAAGCCTGTGCACAAATTTCCGCTGTCGCCGCCCCTCCTGTGGTTGATATCAACGAGCTTGCCGCCAAAGTAAAGAAACTGCTGGAAGCCGATGGCGTTAAGGCCAACCCCAAATTGCTGAAGGAGCCAGCCCCGCTCTCCAAAAACAACACCAAATCCAGATGACCCCTGAACAATACAGAAACGTTGACCCTGCCTGCCACACTGCCGAAGACTTGGTTGCAGCAATCAACACATCCCTCGTCCTTGGCACGGAATCCAAGGGGCGAACAAATATGGAGATCGCCTCATGGCTGCTCACATGCGCCCGCAACGATGAAGACTCCGCATACAAACTTGCTCGCCAAATCGTGATCCGGCTCAGATCCGATGATGGCGGCCCAGCGATCCATGCGGTCTCAGACGCAATTGAGATGAGTGCCGAGCCGGAGTTCGCCTGACCTCCGCATCACTCAATCACCGGCGGTCTTTGCTCACTTGCTTCGCAGATCCTGCGGATGATCCGGATCTTCATCGGCCCCAGTCCTTTGATCTTGAGCAGCTCTTCGTCCGTGGTGGCCATCAACTTGGCAGGCGTTGTCAGACCCTTTTTTTCCAGTCTCAAGCGGGCATTGACTGGCAGGTCGGGGATGGAACGCAAAAACTTCATGCCGTAATGGTAATCCCTAACAAAAAAGCCCCTTGATCGCTCAAAAGGCTCAGGCGCTTATTCGCCTCCATCATCGACTTGATGGTCTGGGTGGATCGTTACGTTTTCGTCGATCCATGCGAGTTCTCCACCGGCGCTTTGTCTCTCTCACGAGCCCGTAGTTGTAGAGGAGCAGAAGGTATTGATGGTCTGCAGCATTTCGGGCTAGTCGGGAAATATGTTCTCGAATGACAGGAGTAAATTCCCTATCGTCAAAATGTCCGTCAACAACCAAAAGCTTCGTACTAATGCGAACTTCAATGCATGCGCAACCTTGATGGTGTTGCCAACTCAAACCTACATTGAATGCCTTACTAGGTTGCAAACAAACCGGGCAATGGGAATCGTAAAACAGGAGCATGGCGTATGGAGTGGGGACAACGCGTGATGTACACGCGTGCCTATTAAGCCACGACATTTTCCACAAATATGCCGAGTTGCGAATCAGAGTTGCAAGACACAATCCTCAATGAGATCTTTGCCTCACTTCGCCGCCAACTGCTCCACCATCACGACTTCACTTGCCTGATTTCGGCTTCGGCGCGAACTCGGCAATCGTACTCACCGCTTCGACCTCCAGCACCATGAGACTTTCGTGCAGATCGTTCCATTCGTCTGCATCAAGACCAAGCTTGTCCATGAGTGGATAGATGGCCTCCCACCGCAGCCCAATTGGGCCACCGCCCATCGATGGATAGACCCAGCGCGTTCCAATGATGCGGAAGAGGCCAAGGGCGTGGAGGTTGTCATCCCACACTTCGATCTCTTCCGTCTCGTAATCCTCTAGCTCGAAGCCTTCGGACTGCGCCTCCCGTTCCGTCACGGGAGGTTCATAGAGCGCACGGGCGATGAGTTTCAGTTTCCCACGCGGCCACTGAACAGTGCTGCGTCGTAGGCTTGGAGTGCAGCAGCCAGCGAGCCGCCGCACTGGTCTTCCAGTGCAATCAGCGCGTCAACATTGAATTCATCTTCAAGCTGCCAGCCGTTCAGGCACTTGACCGCCAGCTCTGCCGCCTGCTTCATGCCGTCACCAACGAGTGCTGCGAACGAGAACTCGGCCTTTTCTGTCTTCTTGTCCTCAGTCTCTTCGCCGGTCACTGCCGTGCGGTATTCGTCGCGAACCTTGGCCCATTCGGATTTCTTTTGAGCCTTCGCCGTAAAGTTGATGGTGAATTCTTCGCCGTCCAGGTTCTTCACCTTGACCGGGAGATTGAAGGTTGGGAGCTTGCCAGCCATCAGCTTGAGGCTCAGGACGGAGACAGACTTTTCTTTTGCCATGATTTGGATCTTTCGCGGAGATGAAGTAAGCCCGTACGCACTCCAGCCGCCCCGCGAAAGGAGCGAACTGAGATGCGTCGGTGCATGGGGTTGGCCTATGGCCTGTTCACCTAAATAGTTGAGTGCATGTCAGAGCAGCGAGAATCGCTGGCCTGCATGCACATCACCCGCTCTCAGTTCAAACGTATCCGTCACCTGCTGCCCAAGCCTCGCGGCAGCAAGTTGATCAGCCACTACAGGTTCCTTAATGTGAATCGCCCCGGATTTCCTAGACACTGTTGAGCCGTTGGGAATGCCGTCTTTCGAACTCTACCGGAGAGATATCTCCGGCGGTGCCATGACGCCTTTTCGGGTTGTAAAACATCTCGATGTAGTTGAAGACATCAGCCCTGGCCTCATCGCGCGTCGGGTAAATCTGGCGGCGAATACGCTCGCGCTTGAGCAACTGGAAGAAGCTCTCGGCCACGGCGTTGTCGTGACAGTTGCCGCGACGACTCATGCTGGAGACCAGATTGTGATCTCGCAGAAAGCCCTGCCAGTCATGGCCTGTAAACTGACTACCCTGATCCGAATGCACCATGACAGGCAGCTTAGGCCTGCGACGCCACAAGGCCATCAACAGTGCATCGAGCACCAAGCCAGTATCGATGCGGCTGCCCATAGACCAGCCAACAACCTGACGTGAGAACAGGTCAACCACCACCGCCAGATACAGCCAACCTTCATGGGTGCGGATGTATGTGATGTCAGTCACCCAAGCTTGGTTGGGCTCGGCCGCTGCGAAGCGGCGCTGCAAGTGATTGGGCGCGACGATGGCAGGTTTGCCGCCACGCATGCCTGCACGGCGTTTGTAGCCCGTCTGTGAGCGCAGCCCCTCGATTTTGAGCAGTCGTGCCACGCGATGCTTGCCGCAGCTCTCGCCCAAATCACGCATGTCCATGGTCAGCTTGCGATAGCCATAGACGCCACCACTCTCGAGCCACGCATGCTTGAGAAGACCCAACAGACGTTGATCGTCCTTTGCACGCAGGCTCATCGGTTGCGCCTTCCAGGCGTAGTAGCCGCTAGGGTGTACAGCCATGACCTTGCACAGTCGGCGAATGCTGTACTCACCTTCATGGCGCTTGATGAATGCGTACTTCACCCGGACTGCTTGGCAAAGTACGCTGCGGCCTTTTTTAGGATGTCGCGCTCCTCTGTGACTCGCTTGAGTTCAGCCTTCAGTCGTCGCAACTCCTCGGTTTGTGACACCTGTGCCGGCCGATCATGGGCAGGCGTTCCTTGAGCCTTGATCCATTGATAAAGGCTGTGCTGACTTACGCCTAGTCGGGCTGAAACATCGGCCACCTTATGGCCGCGCTCAGTGATCTGCTTGACTGCTTCGGTCTTGAATTCTTGGGGATATCTTTGGTTACTCATAGCACCTCCTATTGGGCCTTAGATTTGAGGCTCAGAGGTGTCTAGAAAACCCGGGGCGATTCAGACAGTGCTTGAGCTTTGGGAGTTGTATAGAAAGACCCCGAAATGGGCGAAGCTGGCGGCAAGAACAAAGTCCGACTATGAGGAATACAGCATAAAGCTACTCGAAGTCATGGGAGCGGTTCCTGCGTCCGTCATTCGGCCCACAGATATCGCCCGCTACCTGCGCGTGGAACGAGCCAACGCGCCGGTACGCGGGAATCGGGAGATCGCACTCCTTAGCAATCTGATGAGCGTTGCAATTGAGCGCGGCGATATTGATGCAAACCCGTGCAAGCAGGTCAAACGGAATTCTGAACGGGCACGGACTGAGGCTCCAGACCCAGCAGATCTAAGGGCGCTACTCACATGGCTTGAGAGCGGCACTCCTGCTCGCCGAATTCTTGCGCTCATGGCGGAGTTTGCCGCTCTGGCTGGATCTCGGAGGATCGAGTTTCTTGATATCCAGATTCCTCAACTTGATGTGGGAAACGGCGTCATCCGCTTGATGCGAGCTAAGCAGCACGGCGGCAGCAAGCGTCAAGAGACAATCAGCATGGGCCCTGCCATGCGTGACTTGGCCGAGAGAATGCTGCGTCTGCCACGTCCAGACACTTCACTGCATGTTTTCGTCAATCAGAAAGGGAACCCCGTCAAGGAAGCCGGGTTTACCACCGGGTGGCAGCGCGCGATGACCGAGGCACTGGATCTAAACATCATCAGTCGCCGCTTCACCTTCCACGACCTGAGGGCGTATTACACGACACAACACAAGGAGCGCTATGGGGCCCTGCCCGAGTTGCATGCAGATGCCACGACAACTGCACGCGTCTACGACCGATCCAAAGTCGCTAAGCGCCGGTCCTTGGGGTGA